GCTGGGCGCTGAGGCCGTTGGCGCGGGAGCTGCCGGAGCAGCAGGAGCTTTGGGTGCCGAAGCAGCCCTTGGAGCCGTCGCTGCTCCCGCACTGGCTGAAGGCGGTAAGGCTGCGTTGGCGGGATTATTGGCACTCCTCTCCGATCCGCGTAGCAAGCACGACGACGAAGTTGCTGGCCACCTGTTCAATGGCCAGCCGGTCCATACCTTCAAGTACAACGGCGACAACAAGACCCGCATGGGCCTGATGACGACCGAGAGCGACCGCCGCGCCGTCCACAATCTTGGCGGTCTTGAGATGCTCGACTACAAGAAGGCGACCGACGTGGCTGCGGGACTGGCTCCCCGGCAGGCTGCTCAGAGAGGCGGCCCGTTTGTCGATCCCGACATGCCTGCCATAGGAGCTGTCGAGACCGCCCTCAATGTGCCCCGACAATATCAGCCGATTATTGCCAAGGTATCGGAAAAGACTGGCGTTCCGGCGAATATAATTGCTGCTCTTATGTCTCAGGAAAGTAGCTTCAACCCAAAGGCTGTTGGCCGCTCAGGTGAAATTGGCTTAACACAGATTTTGCCCAGCACTGCCCGTGATCCGGGCTACGGCATGAAGGGTGTTGATCCTGAGAGCTTGCGGGATCCGCAGGCCAACATCCTGTTTGGCGCAAACTATCTGGCGAACAAGGCCCGGCATCTGGGGCTCGATCCTTCCAGCCCCGAGGCCCTGATGGCCTACAACGCCGGTTCCAATAAAGAAAGATACGCTCGCGAAGTCATGGCCAAAGCCGGTCGTTATGATCCGACTGTCGACGCCAAGTACGCCAATTTCACCTACACGCCTGCCGCAAGAGCGGTTGAAAGTGCCAAAAACCTCAATCGTCCGTCTAAGGGCCTGCCCGGCGATGACCGCTACCGCTTCAGTAAGGAGCCCGGCCAGTTCGTAAAGGACACCCCGCGATCTGCCCCGTGGAGTTACTTTGGCAAGGGCCTGCTCGGCAAAATGGGTGTCAGCCCCGATACGGCGTCAGCTCTGACATCCGAGAAATTTATTGTACCCCTCATTGGAGGTATTGGATCGATGCTGGCCTCGAGACGTCCCACCCTTGGCGGAGCGCTCGGTGAGGGCGCTATCGGCGGTCTAAGCGCCTACACCGCCCTGCGTAAGCAGGAAGCCGAGGAGGAGAAGGCTAAGGGTCCTGCGACTGTTCAGGCAGAGACGGCTCGCAGCATCGCTATCGGTAACGTGCAGAAGAGCGTTCAGGTAATTGGTACGACCCGGATCGTGTGGCTCGCTAACGGAACGCCGATGCGCTACGGAGAGTACATGGATTTGGTTGAAAGTGGCAAAGCTCCCAAGCTCTTGGGCAGTGTACCCACGGGGCCTGAAGCAAAAAAGAAATTAGAAGAAGCCGGTCTACCGACCGAAGACGCTGCAGTTTCTCCAAAAACACTTGCTACAGGGAAGACGCCTACTGAAAAGAAGCCTGCCGTAGGGAAGACGCCTACTGAAAAGAAGCCTGCCGTAGGGAAGACGCCTGTTGCGTCACCGTTTATTGACAATAAAACAATTGCCGTCGCTAAAGAAGATCGTAAGATCGTCGACAACGCTGGTGAAGCAGGCGCAATAGCCACGGACGCCGCAAAAAGATATTCGACAGCAGTCAAGTCTTCCGCGCAGGCGGCAAGAGATAGCGCCCGTTATATGGGCGATCTAGCCGAGAACCTTGCCAAAGCAGCTAAGGGTAAGGGCTTAAACGAAACGGGATTTGGTTTCAATGGGCGAGCCGAAGTTGTCAGTGCCTTGAATACGCTTGCTCGTAGTTTTGGACTTGGTCCAAATGTGTTTGGCAAAGCTGATAAAATTAAACAAATAAATGAAAAAATATCTGCTCTTCAGGCTGCCGCCAGTGCCAAGGGGGCGGGGCAAGAAAGTTACGCGGCGCTTGATCTTTTGAAGAAAGCGATTGCGCAACCGAGCATGGACCCGCAGGCTTTTGCGAAGCTATCTGCCGATCTAATGGTGCAGACGCAGAGGGCGATAGATCGTGCAAACCACCTCGACGCATATATCAGCGCAGTAAAAGGGGCGACGGGCCACCTTGCGTCAAAGGATTTTGAGCGCTTGCGCCCATCTTCCCTGTACACCAAGGAAGTGGATGCCATATCAAAAATTATATTACTAAGACCGCAACTTCTATTCGACATCCGACGCCGAAATATACTCCTAAGCAAATAGACGACGGATTAAAAAAGATTTTTGGGTTATCCAACATGAGCAGATATTTCATCGGAGAACAATAATGGACGAAGAAAATCCTCTCCTGAAAGATCATTTTTTCCATCTAGCCCCCGCGCAACCAAAAAGCACGGAACCGGAAGTTCTTCCGCTCGATATACGTTTGAAAGGTATAAATAAGCCACTTCCTCCGGGCCCTACGCTTCGGGAAACGGCTTTAGATGTTGCGAAATCCGTATTGTCGGAAGGTGCAAAAGGCGCTGCTGCTACAGTAGTGGGTGGCCCCGGTTCTGTTGAGACATTCATCGCTAAAGACATCCCGGAAGCTCTTCGTTCCGGCGCGTTGTGGACGGCCAAGAAGCTCGACATAATCTCTCCTAAAGAGCAAGAGGAATACGGTCGGAAGCCGCTTCCGTGGGTGGGCGATCAGACTAAAATGCAGAAGAAGGGGTATTCTTCCCCCATCCTGCACTTGCCCACATACAAGGGTGTCGAGAAAACTTTCAAACAGACAATGAAGGCCGCTGGCGCTCCGGAAGCGCTCACCTATGAGCCGCAGACGACGCCCGGTAAGATTGTTGGTAAGGGCGCTGAGTTTGCCGCACAAGGGTTGCCGGGAGCACTGCGCACCTTACCGGGCAGGCTTATAACCGGAGGTGGCGCAGGCGTAGGCTCTGAGCTTTTGGCGCTCTCTTCTGAAGACAAGGGGAGCGAAGAAATTAGTCGCCTTACGGGCGCATTGGCTGGCGGCATTGGATCTGGCCTCGCAGCGAGTGCCGTTGGGCGTTTGTTTGGCGGTCTGCGCGGGATGGTTGTGCCTAAAGGCGTAAGCAATAGACGCATAGCCGCCGCTCTTGCTGAAGATATTCGTCGTGGCCAGACAAACATGACGATGGATCAATTACAGGAAGCAATGCGCACGGGTGCGCCTCTTAGCATTGCTGATATGGCCGGTCCGCAAACGCGCAAGCTCCTTGGGAGCATGGCGGAGCGCACACCTGTTGCGTCTGAGGCTGCGACATCTTTCAATCAGCAGTTGCAGCAGCGGGTGAAGGAGAGCGGGGAACGTCTCAAAGGAAACATTGACAATATTTTTGGTGGACCAATTGATGCTGCGCGTGCGCAAGAGCTGGCGCAGCAGTCCGGAAAAATTATCCGCGATCAAGTCTACAGCATAACGCGATCTAATCCTCTTGCCCAATCCATGCCGCAAAATAAATTTTCTTCCCTACTAAGCAGGCCAATTGTTCAGCAGGCAATGAAAAGGGCGGAAGAAACAGCAAAGAACAACCCTAGCTTTAATATCCGTGTACCCTCCGTTACTCCGGGCAAAGCCGCTGTTCCCCCACAGACAACAGGGACAACGTCTGGTGTAGTTACTACGCCCGGACAAAAAGCCGTTCCTCCAAGGGTTACAAACGGAAACTTGTCTTATTGGCATCAGGTGCAGCGGGAACTTCGAGACATTGGAGAAGTTGCGAAGGGGCAACGAGACAACACGCTTGCGTCTTCTGCTCAAAATGCGCGAGATCAGATACTCAAGACACTCGATACTGTTCCCGGCTATAGGAACGCCCGCGGCGTTGCCTTTGAAACATTCAATGCGGCTGACGCCCCGGAGGCAGGCTATAAGTTCTTTGGAAACATGAACAGCTTCAAGCGCAAAGAAATTGCCGATGCGTTTAGAACAATGACACCAGAGCAGCGAGAATTGTTTGCCACGGGGTTTGCCCAGCGCTTGTCTGAAACGGCGGCTAAAGGCGAGTCGGGTATAAACTCTTTGGCAAAGTCATTCAACAATCCTGATTTCCGTAGCCGGGCGCTGATGGTTCTTGGACCTCAGAGATATTCCGCAATACAGGGTCAAGTTCTATCAGAACAACTCCTGTCTAAAGTTAAGCAATTACAATTTATTGCAGAAAAAGGCGGAATGAAAGAATTTGCCGAAAAGCTGGCCCCGCCCGCAATTGTTGGAGCTGTTGGTGGGGCAGCTATGGAGGCGGCTTTTCTTGGCGGCCAGTTTTCTGTTGAATTGGCGATTAAAGCCGCTATAGGGGCAGGTATTGGATCCGCAGGCAAGATTGCGTTAGATGCGACTGAGAGACGTATTGCCAACAAACTGCTGCCTTTGGCGACATCCACCGACCCACGAGACATACAGCGACTAGGAGACCTTGCTCGGCAGAACAGTGCCGTCGGGCGCTTGTTCAATAAAATGAGCACAATTCTAAGTAACACTGTGACAGCTTACGGGCAGGGAACTCCAACAACTGAACGCCCCGGTCGAGCCACTGGCGGATCGGTCAAGGGTGCGGTAAACTTGCGGGCACTCGCTAACGCGGCCCGGAAGCAGGTCACGCAGAGCACCGAGGAATTTCTCAAGGAAAGCGACGATCAGGTCGCCAAGGCCCTTGATATAGCGAACCAGCATATTTGAGGATCAATCGATGGCGTCGTCATACACAACAAATAAGTCTCTAGAAAAACCGGCCAACGGCGACTACGTCGACACTTGGAACGTGCCGGTAAATGGTGACTTGGATATTCTCGATAAAGCCCTCGGTGGCGTACTTAGTCTAAACGCCACAAGTGGATCTGCGACGCTTACTTCAAGTCAGTATCAAAATCTTATCTTCGATATTTCTGGGGCCATTTCGGCGAGCGTTACATATACCATCCCGTCCGGCATAGGCGGCGTATGGATCGTTCGAAACACGACGACAGACGCTTCTGGGGGACCGTGGTCAGTAATAATTGCGTCTGCTGGGGGCGGTACATCTGCTACCATTACGAGATCGCAAAACGTCGTAATATTTTCTGACGGGACAAACATCCGGGCCACGACGACTATCGCTGGATCAGACACGCAACTTATCTTCAACTCTGGCAATGTACTCACCGGATCAGCAAACTTGACGTGGGACGGCTCTACGCTTGACGTGACGGGGGCAGTCACTGCTTCAGGAAACGTAACCGCGGATGTTGTAAATGATGCTCTGGGAGACGTTCGCGATATACCGGCCAATTCGAAGAGCAGTGCGTATACTCTAGTCGCCAGCGACGCTGGTAAATACATAAGCATTACTACCGGAGGAGTTACCGTTCCCTCTGGTGTGTTTTCTGCTGGTCAAGCCGTTGGAATATACAATAACAGCGGCTCGTCTCAGACTATCACACAGGGGACTAGCGTAACTCTTCGTAAAGTCGGAACCGCTACAACCGGAAACCGGACACTGGCCCAGTATGGACTTTGCTCGGTATTGTGCGTTGGTACCAACTTGTTTGTCATAACGGGTGGCGGCCTTACATAATGACATCAATTATATGGCTCGGCTTTACTGACATACAGGCTCCGCCGGGCACTCTAATAGATACGCAAGAGTTTACCTCCACTGGATCCGGGACTTGGACAAAGCCGAGTGGTGCCTCCTATGCTGAAATAGAAATATGGGGCGCGGGAGGCGGAGGGGGTAATGGATACAACGGCGGCGAAGCTTCTCAAGGGGGGCAGGGCGGAGCTTACAAAAAATATACTGTCCAGTTTTCAGAATTGAGTTCTACGCAAAACGTTTTTGTTGGAACGGGCGGCACTAGCGCCCCGCATGATGGAACAGCCGGAGCTGCCGGAGGTTTCTCTTGGTTTGGCGAGACATTTTGGGCTATCGGTGGTTACGGTGGAGCCGGTCAATTTCAGGCAGCGCAAGCTGCAACGTCATACACGCCGACGGGGTCTATTAGCGGAACATTAGACACCGAAGAAACGGGCGGGGCTGGTGGAACGAATGGCGGCGCTGGCTCTGATACCACTTACGCCGGTGCTGGCGGCGGGGGCGGCTCAAACTATTACAGCTACGGTCTGGGTGGTACATCCACTAATGGGGGCGATGGTGGAGACGGAGGCGGATGGTACAACCCGACCTACGGCCAGTCGGGCGTACAGCCCGGAGGCGGCGCTGGAGGCCAGTCGAACACTTCGCCATTAACAACCGGCGGAAACGGAAAGATCATAGTTAAATCTTACGCATAAAAAACCCCCGACCGAAGACGAGGCCGGGGGCAAGTCAGTTTCGGGAACAAACATCGGAACAAAAGTCAGTAACTGGCCTCAGTCCACCTGTTGGCACTATTGCCAACAAGATTGCGCATGTTTATTCAGTCGCGCAATTCTTCAAGATCATCTAAACGTTTTTGATGAACTCGTATCCCGTGCAAAACTGTAGTGTGATCTCTTTTACCAAACAACCGTCCGATTTGCGGTAAAGAAAAAGTTGGTCGTCTATTTCTGATCTCCCACATTGCTTCTTGCCGCGCTATAACAAAACGCTTTGTGCGAGAGGGTCCACGCAAATCAGAAACCCGGACACCGTGTTTTATAGCTACTTCATACATAATTTTCTGCACTTCGTTCAAGTGCTTTGGTGGCTCAAGCGAAATAACCGGAGTTTCTTCGCTTTGCTCTGTCTCTGCCGCTCTTTTCTGCTCAGGCGGCGGCAATTTTTTGATTGGAAGTACGATGACTCCATTCCTTATTGCCGCCTCTTTGGAGGTTGTTTCAATGCGTTGGCGGACATTCTTGTAGTGCTGATAGAGAGCTTCCGGCGTGTCAAATTCCATTTTACTTTCTCCATTCTTGAATTTTTTCTTCGATGGCCAAGACCATCACCAACGTGAAGAAGCCGCAACCGACAACAGTTAGGACGGAAATTGCGGTGGCGCTGATAAGCGCCAATCCAAACAAGTATTCCATTATCCCCTCCTAGTCCCAATAGCCGGGAGCCCTTCTAACCATAGCGACATATATACGCTTGTAACGCTGCGCTTTACGACGCAATCTTATGGCCCAGCCTCTAGGCCCCGCAACGTGGCACGCAGACATTTCAGCTTCAGTCCTGACTCCACTGCGAATACACATTCGCATGTGAGCAATACCGGCGGCTATGCCGTAGGCCGCCTCATTCAGCCTGCGTGGATTAAAGCCTAGAGCGCGAGCAGACCTTGGCATAACTTGCATTACACCCCTCGCCCTCCCGTGTCGTGTGCGCGGCCCAACAGCCCTCGGATTAAACCTGCTCTCAACATAAGCTATCTTAACGGCAGATCGTACCCACCGCCTGCCTAATTTGGCTCTTGCTTGACGCGCCACCATGCGCCTCACAAGCCTCTTACGTTTTGAAACGCTGCGAATACGGGAGATGTTATCTCCATAAGAAAAAATGGCGGGGGCCTTTAATCCTTTGCTCCAATAGAGCTTATCCTTGCGGAAAAAGTCTGCCGCGCTTTCTTCTTGGGCTATTGCGGGAGTGGCTATTGCAATAGATGCTGCGAGGGCCAAGGTGACTTTCATTTCTTCAGGTCCTCTTTTGGTTCTTTTTTAATGATTGCCCCAAACGCGCCATCAACAATCTTAACTGTTTGTTTGATGCTGATCTCTTCTTCTTCAAGATCAATTGCAGCTAATTCAGCGTATCCTGAAATGTCACGCCAACTATCAATATGATTATTATCGCCTTGCAAAATGCGCGTGACTTTCATAGCAATCATTTCCAAACTCGTTACTTGCGCATCAGTCAACTTTCCTCTGCTCCAATTTGGCCCCGTAGCCCAAAGCCGCAAAGTATCTTGGATCATGCGGGATACATCTCTGTACCTACCACTGATCTTTTCTCTTTCGTTTAATATTTCTCTTACGTTTTGCATTTTTCCCTCTTCTATTTTGATGACGGTTTCAGGGCCGCAAGCAGACCCCTCTGCGTCATGTCTTTATGAGCAAGGACGCCCATAACTCTCTCGTCAATCGTACCCTTACCGATTATGTGAAGAATACGCACCGGCTTTTCTTGACCCTGTCGGTGTAGGCGTGCGTTGAATTGCTGGTAATATTCCAGTGACCATGTCAGGCCAAACCATACAATGAGACTGCCCCCATTTTGTAGATTTAATCCGTGACCGGCCGACGCGGGGTGCGCCAAAAGCATTTTAATCTCACCCGCGTTCCACTTGTCAATAGTGTTCTGTTTTTTATCGAGGACAATTGCATTCGGAAAACGCTCTTGTAAACGAGCCAAATCGGACTTGTAATTGTATGCAACAAGCAGCGTCTCGTTCTGGTTTTCGTCGAGTATTTCCTCCAAGGCGTCTAGCTTTACCTTGTGCGTTTCTGACCAGTTTTTCTTTTCATCGGTGTAGACCGCACCATTGGCAAACTGCAGCAGCTTGTTTGCTAGGACCGCTGCCGTCGCCGCCTCGACCTCTTCGCCGTCCTCCAGCTCTGCCAGTAGCGTCTTCTCAAATTCCTTGTACGTCGCCAGAGCCTCTGGTGGTAATTCGATACTCTCGATCAGATCAATGCGCGGCGGCACGTCGAGGTAGTCTTCCGCGCTCATATGCAGGACACGCGGCAACATCAGGGCGTGTATCTTCTCAGCGGCGCCCTCCCGGATGTTCCATTTATATCCCATGTAGTCGCTCTCAAAGAAACGCTGCTTGTAGGCCGTAACAGTGCGCCCGAGAGCCTCTCCAAAGTCGATAAGGAACATCTGTGGCCAGACGTCCAGCAGGCTGTTGGGGGAGGGCGTACCGGTCAGGAGGACCATGTACTCGGTCATCGGAAGAACACGCCGCAACGCCCGGAACCGCTTTGCTGATGGGTTCTTGAAGCTACTACTTTCGTCTATTATGACCATGTCGAATGGCCACTTGGGGCCGTAGTGCTTGACGAGCCAGTCGACGTTCTCGCGATTAATGACGTACACGTCCGCAGATGTCATCAGGGCCTCAAGGCGCTGCTTTGCCGTGCCCGTAGCGACCGAGACGCGCAGGTGATCGAGGTGCGCCCACTTGGCCGCCTCCTGCCGCCACACACTGTTGGCGACGCGCAGGGGCGCGATGACGAGCGTCTTGCGTATCTGGAAGTCGTCGATCAGGTCGCTGACTGCCGTCAGAGTAGACGTCGTCTTGCCGAGACCCATGTCGAGGAAGAGACCGCAACGCTTTCTGTCCTTGATGAAGGACACTGCCCGGTTCTGGTATGCGTGAAGATTGTTGCGGTCTAGCATTCTATTGAACTTATATCTTCCAATTTCGAGATTACTAACACCGTGCATCCAAGAGATCGACGTTTCTTGTGATCCCGCTCCTGCAGCGGCGTAGGCTTTTTTCCGGGCGCTTTACATTCTACGAATATGATCTTCCCGCCGGGTAACGTGACAATACGGTCTGGCACGCTGCGGCGTCCGGGGGAGACAAATTTTTCGCATAACCCTCCAAGGTCTTTCACTCGACGTACAAGTGCTCGCTCTATTTGCTTTTCTAGCATCGGCGAACCTTATTCGTCAATCGAGTTTCTGAAATTTTTGCATTGGGATGATGACGCACGGCTCGATGTCCTGAGCGTCGCCCCGATCACGTCTTCCAGCCGTCTTCAGTTTCATTTCTGGCCAAGGATCTTCGGCTTTTAACCTGTACGCAAAAACACCGTCGGTCAGGCCAAGAACCAGAATGAACGCTATATTGTGCGTTTCTTTCCAGCGTCGTCCAGCCTGCCACTTGTGTGCGCTCAGGATAAGTCCGCCCCACCCGTCCAACGTATCGTAGTCGTAGTTTCGGCATTTTATCTCCATTACGCCAACGATCCGGCCCTTGCGGGTCAGAGAATAGTCAATTTCACAAGCAATCTTTAGTTTTTCTGCGTCGCAATCCCAACGTCTCTCCAAGGCCTCGGCAATCTCCCGCTCGTTCTGGCGGTCCTTATCGCTCTCGTACATTGGCCGGGGCATGTTACCTACCGCAACAAACTAACTCTGCAATCACGCTGTAATGGCCGTGAGGCTCCAGCATTGGCGTTATCAGGCACCCGCTCGTCCAGACAGTATTGACGTCGTGCAGGCGGGCGTAGAAACAGTATCTTATCATACTTCAACCCCGACGTCTTTTAATGCATCTTTAGCCATGAGTAAGTATTTGGCGTAATGCACATCGCGCGGCATTTCTTTGGGCAACTCCATCAAAGGTCTAGCGCCCTCCGATCGCGGAACCCGGTTGGAGTTCCTCGCGTAGTGAATTGCTTCCTTCTCGATTGCGTCCGCAGAGTAATAAAACCGCACAGCCTTGCCGAGAAAATGACCACGCCATATTGCGCCGCCCGTAACAGTTCGTATGTGAACGAACCGCGTAACATCTTTGCTGGTCAGTATCGTATTGCTCAGTGATGTTCCTGCGCTCAGATAATTGGCGACGGCGTCACTGACGATCTGGAAGTCGGCGTTCTTGTTCAGCAGCGGGTCCGCATAGACGCCCTTGCGCTTGGTCTTGCCGTCCAGCTTAACCGCAATGTAGTTGTTCACGTCCCGGCTGTGCAGCGAGCGATAGTCTGACCGCTCAAGCTCGAAGCTGGTCTGCATCGACCATTCGAACGTCACGCCCATGATCTTGTCTTCGAGTGCCTTGTCGAACAGAACGACGACGCCGTCGGTGTTGGCGCTGACGACCTTTGCGCCCGCGCCCTCCAACATCTCGATCAGCATCAACAGGCAGAGCTGGCCCGTGACCGTCGTCTGGATCATCAGCTCCGGCGCGTACAGGCTGGAGTACATACTGCCCAGCTTCCCAAACGACCCGTTCACGACGATCTTCAGGGTGTCTGCCGTCACCTTGTCGCCCGCAGCCTTGGCCCGCAGTCGCCGCGTTACAATGTCCTTGTAGACCGTCAGAAAGTCAGCGCCCATCGACTTCGGCGACAGGCGCTGCTTCAGGATGATGTTGGGATAGTACGAGGCAACGTCGAAGTCGGCAAGGATCTGCTCGGATGTTGCCACGACGCTGCGCGACTTCTCGCAACTATGCAGGCCGCCAATGCCCATCTTGTACTCGGTGTCACCGATCATGATCTTCTTGTCCTGCAGCTCTTTTGGGAGCTGCACAGAGCCGTTCAGTCCGACGGGGAAGTCGCTATTCAGAACCATGCGGAATACTTCCTGCAGGTGCGGCGACTGGAACTCAACGAAGCCGGGGTCTTCGTACTTCAGCAGAGACCCAATCTCAGCCTTGCGCGGCTTGTAGGACTTGCCGGTCAGCTCTGTCAGCTCGTGTTTTATGACCGCCTCGGCTATCTGTGCGTCGCTCTTGCTGCGCAGATCAATTCCCCCATACTGCTGCCCCATTTCCTCTCGCAGGCGTATCTGCCCCTCCAAAGCTTTGTAGAGACGCTCTGTGGTGTCGAGATCGTTTGCGCAATACTTCTTCAGCTCTTCCGCCTGATCGGCGGTGATCATCGCGTCTGGCTGGATTGGCAGATCCTGCATGCGGGGAGCATTCAGCCTGCCACCGTAAATTTTCAGGCTGGCTTTGCCGGGCGCTACCTCAAAGATGTCTATGTGGTCCCACGGGTCAGTCTGCAGGTCGTGCCTCTGCGCAATTTTCCACGCGGGCAATTTTGACTTAATCAAGTCGTCCGAAAGTTCTTTTATCTGTGAACATTCCCAACCGGCCAATACGGCCGCAATTATGTATAGATCGTAGGAATTTCCGTTGAAGCTGACCGTCGTGTCTGACGCCATCAGGCGATTTATTCTGCGGGGGTCGATTGATTGGCCCTCAAACATTTCAATCGTTGCGTACTTTCCTGTCTCTAATTTTTTGAACATAAGTAAGAAGTAGTTTTGGTAAACTTCGCAATCTAGAACTAGCATGAGGAGTGGCCTCTTTCTTTTTGAAGTTGACAATTATTGCTCCGCCGCGACCCTTCTGGAGCATGTCCATAAAATTGTCTCGCAGAGTACCTAAACGCAGATGGGCGGGGTTGCAACAGCGGCGGTTGTCGCAGGAGTGCATTATGACATTCTTTGCACCTGTAATGTCAACTTTTGGGTGGGCTAGATGAAAACTTATTCGATGAGCAGAATAAACTTTTTTATTTATCTTAAATCTACCGTATCCGGCCGCGGTCGCCGTGGACTTCCAATTCCAGCATTCGTCTGACGACCTTACGTCTACTTTAGCCCAAAACCGTTTGACGTCTCTATACGTCATCGAAGGTATTTTCTGAGGCCGGTGACGTGTGCGTTTGAAATTCATTTGATACCCATAAAGTAACCCCGCCGAGGGCTGGTACACTCGGCGGGGAAGTCTGACGTGAAGGTGTCATCGGAGATTCCGTCAGACTTACTTGAGCGTCATGGAGAACCGCTCAAGACTACTCTACATGAAATCAACGTCTTCGTCATCATCGAATGCGTCGAAGTCATCTAAACTCGCACTCACGCCATCAGAGAACGGTTTCCCGTCCTTGAAGAACTGAACCGCGAGAAGGTTCGCGTTAATCCGCTTGCCATACTCATTATTCTGAGCCCACAGCTCGACCGACGCATTGACGTAGCAGCCTGCGTATAGACGATTGTCGTCCTCAGTTAGTGCGCTCTTGTCTCGGTCAATTACCATCGGACGCTTCTGGCTGCTGGCCTTGAACGACATGGTGTTGTCGTATCCGTCGTAGCCAATCTCGTCTCCGTCTTTCATGCAAATCTTGTCCGGACCGAGTTTCGCGCCCTTGAGATTTGTTTTAATCGCGGCCTTAATCGCCTCGTTGATCTCTTCGATCTTGTCGGCGTGCTTGTCCTTGTCAAGGAGGAAGGTTGCCTCGAACTTCGTTTCCTTGCCGTTGAATACGGCTTTATGGAAAATGCTCGGGAAGGAGAGGCGGACATTGTTTAGTTTAAGTTTCATCGTTCTACCTTTCAGTTTTAGTTGAAACGCCGCAGCGTCTTTTCTGGCTTACTCATCAAAATCGTCTGGGTCAACTACGTCAAACATATCAACCACAGACTTTATCGCTGGCCGCGGATCTTGCTCCGGCGCAATGGTCGGCGCACCTTGCGGCTTTATAATAAGGTGAGAAATTTTATTAGCGTGTTTCTTGCCAATCAGTTTCTCAGCCTGCGACGGAGAAATCAGTTTCCTGCTGAAAATCTGATTATCGTCGTAATACTCAGACAGGAACTCTTCCGCGTCACTCTCGTCCTGCCACTTCCGCAGGCTGCGACCCTCTACCAACTTGAACCCCTCAAACCCTTCGCCCGCGACGAGCTTCTCTTTGACTGTCTTCTCTACAGCCGACAGCCACGCCTCGATTATGGGCTTGCGGTTCATGACCAAGGACAACTGCTTTTCCGTGAGACTGTTTGCTGGCTTCGATGGTTCGAGATCCTCGAAGTCTGCAAGAATTGTCTCTGCAGTCATCGCCATCAGTGCCGGGCATGTTGCTTTTGCCTTACAGAACCGGCACTGTTTTTCTCCCGGTACGCGCGGCGCGTCGGGCTCTTGCGTCGCCTCGGCAGCCTGCCGCATGGCTTCGCCAAATTTCATCAGGTCAGAGACCGAAATCTCAAACTCGCTGATGTGATCTAGCCGCGGCTGGACGATACTCACCTTCACATTCTTTGGACGCCACACCCACTCGAACTCGCTGTATGCGCCAAGCGCATACAAGAGCGCCTGCGGGTTGTTATCCGCAAACACCTGCACGCCCTTGCCATATTTCAAATCAACGACGTGCAGTGTGTCGTCGGTAATCAGGATCGTGTCCGCCGTGCCGAAACCGTCGGGCACCCAGTCGGCGAAGCTAACGCGGCGTTCTACAAAGAGAGCCTTGAGCTTCCGCTCAGGGTAGAGGTTCATGACGTAGTCGACATAGAGCTGGACGCCGTCGATCATCTCCTGATCTTTAGTGTAGTCCCGCGGTTCTCCCTGCCGGTTCAGAACCTTTTCCATGATGTCATGCGCACGAGTACCCTCCTCGGCGAACGGCGACGAACGGTCGGGAATACCTTCCTCCGCCGCGACTGAGCCGGGGCACACCGACCAGCGATGTGCCCCGCTCGCGCTCAACTTAGCGTGAGCCATCAGTTCAGCCCTTTCTTTTTCTCTTCCTCGTCTTCCTCAATGATTGCCGCAATCATTGCGCGAAGCTCAACAATCAGTTCGTCGATTGCCGTCGTGCTTCTCGGGTGGAAGGGCTTTGACGAGTGTCGTACCGAGCAACGAGACAAGCGTAGTAACCGCTTCGAGCACTGTAAAGTTCATCTCTGCGAACATGCGATCCATGACCTGCCATGCGCCGAGTATCTTGTCGTCGCTGCTGGTTACCGGGTCTTGGCTTTTGTTTTCTTCAGACATTACTCGATCTCCCCCTTCGCAACCATCGCGGCGATGGTCAGTAGTTGGCCATGAATTTCTGCATAGTGACGCGGCTCGACCTTCTGAACGTGGTTGTAGCCGTATGACTTTAACAATGGCAGGATCAGTTTCTTGGCTTCAGATGACGCCTGCGCAATCTCAAACATAACTTTGTACATCTCGTCGTAAGTTATGCCGTCGTCCGCTGTTACACGGTTGTCGCCACTTTCCGCCGCTGTTACACGGTTGTCGCCACTTTTCTTGGGCTTCGGAGCTGCCTCAGACTTCTTGTCCACAATCTCATCAGCAGCAGCCGTTGACGCGGTAGCGTCTTTTGCAGCTAACTTTTCTAACGCGGCGGCTATCCGTTCGACTGCCGCGGTTAACTTTTCAAATTCTTGTTCCATGATTTTGTCCTTTCTTTTCTCTTGTCGAGAACGATTGATTACGATATGCAACGATTTGTGTCAATTCCGTGGGAGAAAAATTTTGAAGCCGATAACATCATCTAAACTGGCCGCCCTTCTGGGCGTGTCGAAGGGCACCATTCTGCGAATGGCGAAGGCTGGGGAGATACCCTACCTGCGCCTGCCGTCGGGTCATTATCGCTTTTATCTTGAAGACGTTCGCCGGGTTCTGGAACCGACGCCGCTCGAGCTGCTGGAAATGCGCAGAAACAAAATTGAACAAAAATAAAATTATCCACAGGTTTCGAGGGGGTTCGGATGACCGAACAAAAAGCAAAATTCATTGTCACCTACTGCCGGGACTTCAACTCTGCGGAAGTTATGCACCTGAGCTGGGAACAGCTTGTGAAGGGCTTCGCCAAGTCGGTGGAGTTCGACAGCAAGGAGGCGTCGGCCAAACGCGCCTCGTTCATTGGGGGGCCGCTGACTGACCCGTCCAAGGGCCGCAAGGGCAACGTCGCCGTCCGCCACTTGGCAGTCCTCGACTACGACAAGGTCGACATCCCTCTCAGCATGGTCGAGTTCCTTGAGATTACTGGATCGTTTGCTGCAGTGATCTACTCCACCTTCCGCCACACGCCCGAGGAGCCCCGCCTGCGGGTGGTTGTGCCCCTCTCGCGCCCCGTGCTGGCCGAGGAGTATCCGGCGGTCGTGGACAGGCTGGCTGCCGAGCTGCGGCTGGGCACGCCCGACAAGTGCTCCTACGTCATGAACCAGCTCATGTTCATGCCGTCGCATCAGCCGGTAGTGGAACCGTTCTTTGTGGAAGTTAAGAACGACTTCTGGGTCGTACCTGACGACTTGACGGTGACGAATACCTACAACGATCTGGAGGACGACGACTTCGACGACCTCGACCAGCTCCTCGCCGAGCAGCCCCTCGACATCGAAGAGGCCGACATTGACACCCTGCTGGAGAACTACGAGGCCGAGCCGCTCGACTACGACGAGTGGCTGGCGGTCGGCATGGGGCTCTGGCACCAGCACCGGGGATCCGAGGAGGGCTACCAGCGCTGGCTGGCGTGGTCGTCAAAGTCCGGCAAGCATGACCCCCGCCACATGCCGGTCAAGTGGCGCTCCTTCGGCGGCAGCAGGCGTCCAGTCACACTCGCCACGGTTATCAAGCGGGCCGGTGGCCGCGACAAGGCCCTCGGCCTGCGCCCAGACAGCCCCGTCGTCGAAGACCTGCGCGAGAGAGCCCGCACGGTCACCTCACAGGCGGAGTACGCAGCAGTACGCGAAGCCGTGCTCGGACTGAGCGACGTCGCCCTGCCTGCCGCCATGCGATCGGAGGTCTGCAAGATCCTGCACGAGCAGTACGGCAAGGCCGTCGGCATGACGCTCTCAGAGGTCAAGAAGGATTTAACCCGTGGAAAAGGCAAGAAGGGTAATCAAGTGGCCTTGCCCATTACCCAAGACGCTCCGGCTTGGGCTCGGGACTGGGTCTACGTCGAGGCCGACGCGACCTACGACCGGGTCTCGGTCCGGCACTCTGTTGTCGGACAGGCATTCAGGACAAAGTACGACCGCATGGCTGAGTGCGTCGCCGCCGAGACGGACGCGATCAGCTACGTCACGAGGCACTGCAACCTGCAGACCGTCGCCAGTAAAATGTACTGGCCGGGGGCGGGGACAATCTTCCAGACCGAGGATGGGCTGGACCGGCTCAACACCTACGTCGACGACGGCGTGGAGCCCTGCGCGACGCTGGAGGGCGACGACGAGGCGCGGCGGGCTGTGGATAAGTTTCAGGACCACCTGCGGCGCACAGTGCCCGACGAGCGCGAGCGGCGCATCGTCATGGACTTCATGGCCTACGTCTACCAGAACCCCGGCAAGCGCGTGCAGTGGGCGCTGCTGATGCACGGCATCGAGGGCAACGGCAAGACGTATTTCTTTACAGTCATGCAGTATCTGCTGGGATCCGCCGCCAAGGTGGTCTCGACGACGGCGATCAATAGCGAGTTCACCGGCTGGGCCGAGGGCTCTGTCCTGATCAACGTCGAGGAGATACGCATCGCCGGGACGAACAAGTACGCGATACTTGACAAAATGAAACCGCTCATCAGCAACGACGTCATTACAGTTATCCACAAGGGCAAAGACGAGAAGCACATCCCTAACTTCTCTAGCTACATGATGATGACCAACCACGCCGACGCCATTCCAGTCGGCGACAACGACCGGCGCTACTGCGTCATCACGACGGCGTTCACCCGCAAGGAAGAGTTGTGGGAGGCTCACGGCGGCGAGAAGGAGGCGGAGCGGTACTTCACTGAGCTGTTCGACCTGACCGAGAAGCGCCCGGATGCTCTGGCGCGGATGTTGACGGACTGGGAAGTGTCGGCGGACTTTTCACCGCGGGGGCGTGCGCCGATAACTAGCGGCCTAATACGCATGCGCGATCTAAATGTCAGCGATGATCGCGATCTGGTCGAGGAGGCGCTGGACAAGTATGCCTGCGAGATTGTTGGTCCGGACCTGATCGACGTGACGTACTTCAATCGTCTGATCACTTTGGACGCTGGCGACGTGCTC